AAAGTAATGACAAAGATGTTAAAGTTATTGAAAAGATAATTGATGAAGAAGAGAGAAAGAAAAATGAAGAAATGGATAGTAAAATACACAGCTACAATCCTAACAAAGGCTTTTGGAGAAATTAATGATGGATGAAAAAGACATAAAGGACTACCATAAGTTAGTCGATAAACTTGAAAAACAAACCAAAATCAAAGGTATAAAGAAATCTAATAAATACAACTACATGCAAGGAAAACAGATCACGGACCATGAAACAGGAAAACGTGTTTACGAGATAGATAAATATAGACTTCCCAGTGTAACTACGATATTAGGAGCCACCAAAAATCAAGATTTTATAAAAAAATGGAAGGCTAAAGTAGGTGAACAAGAGGCAGACAGAATCAAAAACCATTCTAGTAATAGGGGGACATGTATGCACAAATTCCTGGAGCACTATGTCCTGGGGACTGGGTGCGTTGATCTTACAAGGATTGGACAAGAGGCGCGTCCCATGGCCGACAAAATTATTGAGATTGGTCTTGCGCCAGTGGAAGAGTATTATGGCTCTGAAGTTATGTTACACTACCCAGGTCTATACGCGGGCTCAACAGATTTGGTTTGCTTACACAATGGCAAAGAAACTATTGTTGACTTCAAACAAAGTAATCGTCCGAAAAAAGAAGAATGGATCGAAGACTATTACTTACAGATTGCCATGTACGCAATGGCCCACGACTACGTCTACGGCAGTAAGATTGAGCAAGGAGTTATCATGGTCTGCACGCCTGACTTATATTATCAAGAATTCAAAACAGAAGGTGCAAGCCTTAGAGCCTGGAAACACAAGGCACTAAAACGAATTGATATGTATAACGAACTTATACATGACGAGAAAGAAAGAACTACACCAATGAAAGCAGAGGATTTTAATGAGTAATTTAAAGTTAGAGCGATGGTTTCCTACAATCATAGGATTTGTAGACTGTCCTTTTTTAAGTGATATTTATGACAGCTATGACAATAAAATAAGACTCATGCAGTTTAATAAAGATGGATTTTCATACACACAAATTCATTTAGATAATACTTTTAAAAGATTAAACGATTGGATAACTTATAATGTAAACGAGTATGCAAAAGCTCACAAGTTTCCCGCAACATACGAAGCAAAAGAAAGTTGGTTATTGAATTATCCTCATGGAGGAGGTCAACCTTGGCACACACATGTGGGAGCAACTATTAGTACAGTTTTTTATTTTGATGTAAAAGAAAACGATGTGGGCACTAGATTTAGATCACCTTTACCTTATGATATGATAAATCCTCTTAACTTATCTCCAAACAATGATGGAAAATCAGATGATAAGTTTAATGAATTAACATCCTCAGTCTGCAATTATTCGCCTGTTCAGGGTAGACTTTTAATTTTTAGAAGTCATGTAGAACACACAGCAAACAACAAAGAAACTAACGGTAGAAGAATTGTATTTTCTTACAACTATGGACCAACGAATGAGCCAGAAAAGAAATAAAAAACGAAATCCTATCGCTGTGCAGTTAAAACATTTTAAACACAAGGTAATAAGAAATAAAAAGAAATACAATAGGAAGGATAAATATGAACGAGATGTTGTTTAGAACGCTTCTAAAGAGATATGAAGCTGTAATTGAGGATTGTATGTACAAGATACAGTCATTAAGTGAGAATAATATAATAATACCGGAACACGTGGACATTACAGGAGAGGCAGATAAGCTGCTTCAAACCATGGCTGAGGCTGAAGATAAAGTGTCCATAATGAGGAAATATTATGTCAAAAACAAGGCAGATAAACAGGCACTGTGATAAATATGTCACAATGTGTTGCATAAATACACTTTAGAATTATTCTAAGTACTCCAGTGTATATGTATGGTAAAAAAAATAAAAATAAAAATAAAAACTACTATAAAAAAAGTGTCTTTTCTGTCACTTTGATTAAAAGTGTTGGTATATATAACTAATGTCTGCCAAATTGTGGTTTTAAAAAGTGTCATGTGACAGATTATAATGTCACCTCACACAATATTACAGTTTGCCTATGCGCGCGCGATACAAAATTCTGGTAAAACTGATTTTTTTTAGATACATATACAGAAATGAAATCCAAAAAGAAATCTAGAAGAATTAACAGCTACACAAAACCAAAGACTGTTAAAGAGTCTGTTGTGTTTCCATACAAGCGTGTACGTATAGATTGGATTGACATCATCACTGAAGGCGGCTGGGGTACTGATAAAGAGTTTAAAGATATGAAACTAGCAACACCTGTAAGTGAGGGTTGGTTGTTTAGTAAAGATGAGGATACTGTAAGAATCTTTGCAGGTTATGATGTAGAATCAGATGGTTCTATTCACTTTTCGGAGCGATCGGTTTTTCCAACTTCTTGTGTGAAGAAGATAACTCGGATTCACTAACGTCAATGATACTATCATCGGTTAACAAACTTGCGTAATCCTCTTCTATTTGTGCCATTTTTATTTCTAGTTGTTCTTCTGTCATGTCTTCTAATTTACCATGTTTTATTATTTTTCTGTCTATGTATAGTCCTCCTGCCTTTCCACGATTTGTTTCAGCGTTTACAGCAGCAGAGAAAGAATTCTTTTTCAAAGCCAAGTCTTTGATTCTAGCTAATTCAGCTACATGTCCTTCGTAGTTGACTCCAAATTTTAAGTTTCTTTCTTGTTTTAATTCATCTAAATATTTTACTACAAGCGGTGCCTGTCTGGGGTTAGTAAGCTCTGTTCCTTCTTGTCTACATCTTTTCTTGCTATAGCCCGCTAACTCTGCAGCTTCAGATTTATTTACTGGTCCGTCTGGCCCACCAAATACTAAATACTCAGCAAACCTCTTTTGCATTTCTGTCAATCTTTTTGGAACTCCCATATTGACTTTTTAAGGTAACTATCCTATATTGTCAATAGCATGAAAGACAAGCGTACGTACATAAATAAGAAAGAACACGGAGAAGATATGAGTCATGAGAACGAATCTAAAATAGATACTACACCCATTCAACTTTTAACAGAGCAGTATCAGGCCGATTTATGGGAATACAAAAAACGAGAAAGTTTGTATCTTGAAACTGAAAACAAATTAAAAGGTACAAAACAAATTGTAATTGAGATGTCTAGTGCGATACGAGAATTAAAAACTCAAAACGATAACTTCCAAGCAGAAATAGCTAGACTTCGTGAAGAGATTCAACTATTAGAAATGCAAATAAAAAAATGAGAGTAAGAGATTTACAACAATTTTTATCTACATTTACTGCTAGAGACAAGAGCACTACAAAGCAAGGTAATGCAATTAGTGATGCAGTTATATTTGTAGAAATTAATGGATATTTAGAAGAGATTACAAAAATGGAAGTATACGAAAACAGTCAGACTATATTTGGTGCCACTAAAAATCACCAATCACATCGTTTGGTTATGAAAACAAAAAAAGAGCAGAAGATAATTTTACCTAATAATTTACGCTCACCAGTGTCATAATACATGACATGGTTACCTTGAAAAACATATGGGCCCAGAGGCTAAATTTTACCAAAATGTTAAGCAAAACTTTAAACAGTTTTCCCTTATCAGGCTTGAAAATATTAGCTTACTCGGTACTCCTGATCTATTGGTCTGTAATACTTCTGGGAACTTTTGTACTATAGAACTAAAGGTAACTAAAGGTAACAAACTTCGATTTTCACCACACCAAATTGCGTTCCATATACGTCATCCACACAATACTTTTATCCTTGCAAAGACCCTTGGTCCTTGCTCCTCTAAAACTTCTCCAATATCCATGTACCATGGTTCTCGGATCAGGGAGCTTGTAACTTCCGGCTTGAAGCTTGACGCTTGTTACTCTGGTTGGGTTGCTTGCCGCTTGGCGATTGAACAGGTTGGTTCGAAAGCTTGATGCTTGGTGCTTGAAGCTTGCAGCTTGGTGCTTGATACTTTAGGCCCGGACCAGGTGCACGCTCTACCACACCGTCGTGTGGAGTGCAAGCTAATGACCTGATCCGAATTAAACG